ACATAGACCTGGCTCGATCCCTGCTCGGTCATCGCCACGTCATAATCGGCCCAGTTGCCGGAGGTGTAGCTCTCGAAACTCGAACCGTTCCAGATCGTGGCGGCGTAGGTCCGAACGTGCGCGTAGAGCGTGAGCCCGGTGATACCTGCGGGGAATACGATCTCGCCGGCCACGTTATACGACCTCCACGGTGATCTGATCGGTCTGGGCGACGAGATCGGCCAGGCTATCGGCCGCGGCGTCCCGGACGGCCTTGGATGCCGCCGCCTTCATCGTCTCGGAAACAAAGCGGACCACCTGTCCGATGGCGTATTCCTCGGCGGTCGTGCCGTCGGGGATATCGTCGGGATCGGCCAACTCGACGAAGGCGGCCGGGCCTTGTGTCTCCAGGGCGTCAGGGTAGGTGACGGTTGCGACCTTCCCCCACGCGTGGATAACGATCTCGGCCATTTACGTCTCCTCGTAGAGCGGGAGGTAATAGTCGGTCCCGCCGACCTTAATCGGCAGATAGGCGGATGCTGACATCGTGTCGAGCGTGGACCCGTCATTCGTGGCAATCTTAAAATCGACCTTCTTGTCGTCCCAGATTCGCAATGCCTCCGAGTGGTTATTGACGCCCGACCCAGAACTGCCACCGGCTGGGGCCGTGTACATTCGAATCGAGCCACCTGCCCCGGTCCCGGTCGACTTGCCCCCCCGCAGGTCGAGGGATTTTCCCGCCTGATTTGTTCCCGAGATATTGGCGACTTGGATTTTCCGGGTGCTGGACGTGCCGAGCCGGATGGACCCATTGTTCTGGATCTCCACAAATGCGTTCGCACCCGAGTCCTCGACGGTCAACAAATTGACCGACTGGCCGGAGGCCCCGGTGATCGTGACCGGCACAGCCCCGGAGCTCCCGGTCACGACGCCCAGGCTGTTCCCGTCGAATGTTAAATTGGCCTCCCCGGAGATAGCGTCCGCCCCGGTGACCGTGGTGACGGTGTTGTCTGTCGATCCCGTCAGCGTGGCCCCGGATCCCGACGCGGACAACTGGATCCCCGACGAGGACAGGCCGCTCCCGGCAATGGCCGAAACGAAATTGTCGATCGTGACTTTGTTGGTCGGGTCGCCGGCCTCGTTCTCATCCGAAAACGCCAGGAAGTCTCCCGAGGCCACCGAGTCGGTGGCCAGGCTGTGGATATCGACAACGTCGACCTTTTGGATTGTCACTCGACGACCTCCACGTCAGTCACAGCCGGTTTACCGTTGACGCTCTCGATGGTAATGTCCCACTCCTGGCCCTTCGGTGGATCCGGGACGGTTGCGGCTGTCCCGGACATCGAGAAGGCCCCGAGGGCCGCCGCCAGGCCGAGGGATCCCAGTCCGCCGGCCAGGACGCCTCCGATCAACGGACCAAGACCACCACCACGCCCGACAATCACCGTCGTCACTTCGTCCGGGTACGTCCCGACGTCGTAGCTATCATCGAGACCGGCGTCGGCCGCTAGTGCTTTACGCCTGATCTTCATTCTCTCCGCCACGTCATGGGTCCACATGTTAAGGAACCGATTCCGGCCTCGTAGGTGTGACCTCATACCCTCTTCGATCACTGGTGACGCCATCGAGAAACTCCTCGTCGAGAGCCCGTAAGTCGGACCAGTTGGAAACGGCCGCCTGTCCTAGACGTAGCGCGACGATCAGGAGCTCACGCTCCCGGGCCGCCGCGTCCATTCCGAGGAGTCGGTCCGCCTCGGCCTCGATGTTGCTTACGCTGATGGGCCATCCTTCGACTGGATCAAGACACGACTGGCGAACGCCTCGGCCGTGTCAACGTCGGCGTACACGACCCCGAATTTTCGGTCGATGAGTTGCAGGAACGAGTTGTTGGCCGCGCTGGCCTGTGCCAGCCGCTCACCGGCTGCCGCCTCGAGGAGGCTCTGGAGATCAACTTGGCTTGCCATGACTTACTCCTTGGGTTTTACCCGGACTCGGACAATGGCGCGGAAGTCCCGCGTCCACGTCTCCAGCGACTCCAGCCGCCGGAGGATTTCCTCCACTTGCGCCTGGTCCATCCCTGGGCCTGGTTGTCCAGCGGGGCCGGACGGTCCGGCCGGGCCCGCTGGCCCTGTCTTGCTGGTCATATTCTTAAGTTTCTCTTTTATCTCCAGGATCTCCCGCGTCCGATCCCGGTCCCCCCATCCGGCCGGACCTTCAGCCGCCGGCTCGGTTTGTTTTTGCGCGGGGCCGTCCTTGGCAAGCCCGGCAAGCCGGAACCCTGGCGAGTCCTTGCCAGACCGCGTTTTCATCAGGAACGACTGGAGATCGTGCAGCGGGGCCGCAAAAATCTCCTCGTCGTCGTCGTCCATGTGCGTTGCGACGGCCACGAGTTGGCCGCCGCGGAACACTCCGGATCCGCTGGACCCGTTGCGGAACCGGCCGCGATTGAGCTTGAAGCACCAGCGGGAGCGCGGAAGGTTCGTTATCCGCTCCGCACCCTTGAAGGATCCCCGCCAGACCTGCGGCCCCTTGCCGGCGGGATAGCCGACGCCGTACCAGTCGCCGTCGGGCAGTTGCGCCGGAACGGTGACCCGGCTGGTCAGCTTGGCCCGGTCGATCGCCACCAGGGCCAGGTCGACGCCAGTGTCGAGGGCCACGACCTGGCCCATCCCGATCTTGAGCCGGTCGCCTGTGACAACGTGGACTTTCTGGCCGATCTTGAAACAATGCGCCGCCGTGACCACCCAGGATCGGCCACGGAAGTCGATGGCAGTCCCCGAGCAGCCGTCGACCCGGACGCTCGACGCCATCACCTCGTCCGGGACAGAAGCGGTCCGGGACTTGTCGGCCGCGCCGCTTGTGAACGCGGGACACATAAATCCGAGCGGGAGGACCAGGCAGAGGAGGGACAGAATCAAAGCTCTTCTCATTTCTCCACCACCTCCAACCGTGCCGCCTCGATGATCAAACAGATGACCGCCCACAAGACCGCGTCGGTGGCGATCAACCGGACGTCATCCAGGTCCAGGTAGCGGGCCAGCCACCATAATCCGCAGAACCAGTAAGCGAACGCCCAAAGTCCCATCCGTAGGACTGCCGCGATCATTAGAGCCTCCCGTTGTTGGTATACACTCCCTGTCGGACGGCCTCCCGTAGAAGCCGCGCCGGATTGTGTCGAGTTGGGTTGGTCCTGTTGAGACGGCCCAGCCGTTGCAAGACCGCCGAGACTAGCTCCGAGCAGAACAACCGATTTAGGTCCGCCCCGGGAAATGATCGGAGTAACTGCCAAACCCGCGTTCCGGATATCAATGCGCCGCCGAGGTCGTAGTCGATTTGTCGGTCGACGAATTTCTCGAGGAGGATCTCGGTCAGTAGCTCCGACTCGGACGTCGTCAGTCTGTTGATCGGTGACAGCGAGAAGCGGACCACCTTCCCGTCCTGGTCGTTGTAGTCCCGGATCCGGTTGGCCGGCTCGTGGACCTGGACGCCGCTGGCCTTCTCGCCCCGGACCAGGCACGGGTGGTGACAAAGCGTGGTTGACTCCACCCACGCCGGCCGGCCGTCGTGTTGGCAGATAATCGCAACGTGCGACGGTCCCAGCCGGAGGCCGGCCGGTCCGAACGGCGACCACGTCCCCGCCGTGATCCCGCGGCCGATCCAGTCCCGGCTCCAACAGGCCATGACGTCGCCTGGTCGGAGGTACGGATCCGGTAGTGCCGGATTGATCATCATGGCTTAACACGGCTTTCCAGGACTCCGATACGCTCACGGGCGGAGCTAATGTCTCGGGTGTTGCGGTCGACCACCTTCTTGACGCCTGTCAGATCGTCGGCCAGGTCTTCCAACCGTGCCAGGGCGCGGGTGATTTGTAACATCCACCGGGCAAGGGCCAGCCAAGATCCGAACATGAGTCCGACGAGGGCCACCCAGTCGCCAGTTGTCATCAGGGCACCAAATGCAGAACGGCCCAGCGTGTAACCGCCGGGCCGCCGGGCCGTCAATCGGTATCAAGAGACCGCCGGGCCATCCCTGGCCCTCAATCGGTCTCCCCCATTGTCGTTATCGGGGCCGGGTCGGTCAATATGTTGGCAGACCTCAATTTTTGCGGACTTGACGAACAGGCGGAGCCGCCGACCTTCGCCGGGTTTCTTTTCGTACCAGATAACGAACTCCCCCAACTGGTAGCGGTGCCCCTCTTTGATCGTCATGGCCGTTGTCGGCATTAGGTCTACCCTTGTCGCGCAATCGTTTCCTCGACCTGGACGGTGTGCTCGGCCAACTGGATCAGCGGATCGAGCTTCTCCCGTCCGCCGGTCAGGACCAACAGATCCCGGGTTCTCTCAACGATCCTCAACCGTCATCCTGTCCCATTGTCCTCTTCGCCATCACTCCCCTCCTTGTTGGGTTTCCTGTTCTCGATTCCACGCGGCGACCACGTCGCCCTGGTTAGGCCCCGGCTCGTTGGATCGGGCGGGGTGTTCGCAATTCCATCGAAGGCACATCACCACCCAGCCGGCGGTGGACGAGAACATGATCGACGGCTTGTGACCGCAGGACGGGCATGGGGTGAGGGTTTCGTTTGTCATTGAGTCCTTCCCGACTTAGTTGTCCACACCTGTCCGACGTCTCGTTTCGGCTCGTGAGGTGTCAGCCAACTCGCCCAACGTGACTTTCGAGCCGATGCCAGGAAACATCGCTAGCAGTTTCTCCCGTCCCGATCGGCTGATCCTCCACCTTTGTCGACCAACCGAGTCGGTGTATTGCTCCGTGATTCCGGCACGTTGCAGGAGTTCAAGTTCTCGAACAGGTGAGTTTTCATACAGCATCGGTTGGACCCTCCAACAACGGACTCCAATGGGACGGCGGCCATTCTGACAACCACCTGCCCTCGTACATTTTGTCGATCGCGACCAGGTCGGCGTCGGACCGATAAACTAGCACGCGAGATCGTTCTTCTGGTTTTTCCACTCTCACATCGATCCACTCGGTGTGCCGTCTGTTCCACAGGCTCACGGCTTGTGTCACGGTCGATCCGGTGACCTTTGCCATGCAATTGCTGCAAACCGCCGTTGTATTCCACAGGTTGGCGAGGTATCCGCAAAACGGACACACCCGAAGCGACGCCGCGACATTTTGGATCATCACTCCACCTCCCGGATCAGTCGCTCCAGATACCACCGAGCCTTCCGGAGATCCTCCAGGCCGTTCTTGTACTTGTAGCGGGCCAGGTACTTGAGACAGTTCCCCTCCCGGTAGCCCAGGGCCAGTCCCTCGATGGCGTCGATCACCTCGAGCGTCCCCTGTCGGTAGTGCGGCGGATCGATCGGGTCGGCCGCCGGGAGGATCTTCTCGATGCGTTGCCGGATGGCCTTGCAGCCGTCCTCGACGGTCTCTGAGGGCGGATTTCTCCCGCAACTCGGGCAGTCGGACCCGGAGGGCCGGTTGTCGGGTAGCGGTTTGCCGCACCACCAGCACAAGTCGGGATCCGACTCGGCCGGCGGCGGACGCTCCTGGCTGGTTTTCCTCATTGCCGCCTGAAATGCGGAACGGGCTTCCGGTTGTCCCTCGATCACATCGGCTACCGGAGGGCTGCCGCAACTCGGGCAGCGGTCGGACCCGGAGGGCCGGTTGTCGGGTATGGGCTTACCGCACCACCAACAGTCATCGGGCTCCGATATCGGTAGTGCCGGCCTGATTCTGTCCACGTCGTCACTCCCTGCCATGATGATCCCGGCTAGCCATCGGTCTTTTGATCTGATCACTCTTCTGGCTCGGTGCCCTGGTCGGTCGGTTGGTCGGTCTTCTTGTCGGTCGGGGCCTCGCGGAATCGGTCCTGGAAGGCTTGAAGATCCTCGGCCATAATCGCCCAGTCGCTCGCCTGGTGACAGTAGTCGTCGCAGGGTGTCGGCGGGATCCTCACTAGAAACACCCCCAACCGCATCGGTAACACGTCCGACGGCTGGCGGAATTGGTCGTTTGACAGCGTCGGCAATACCAGCACATTGGTCAGTCCTCGTCGGGTTCCCAGGAAATGGTCAGATAGAGTTTCGCCACCAAGTCGGGCAGATCGTCCAGGCGACAGGTGGCCAACCACGGCTTCCCGCTGGCACGGTGAACCACCAGCGGCGTGGTCTCGTCGGCCGCGTCCCCGACGGCCTGGTCCATCCAGCCCGCGACGTTGCCACGCTCCCGGCGTTTGACCTCGACGTGGACGCCGGGGAGGCCGACCAGGTCCGCCGTGCCGGCGTTGCCCGAGTACTGCTGGGCCCGACGCACTGGGACGCCGAATAGTTC